GCTGCGGTAGTTGCTGTTGTCGTTGAGCCTTGCCACGACGGTGTCGATCCTTGGAAGGTTCGCGCTGTTCGGTGTGATCTCGAGCGTCACTGCGTTCTCTTCGTAGCCGGTCGCGCCCTGGATCTGACACGCTCCGGGTGCGATGCTTACGCCAGCGCCTCCGGTTGCGACCGATACCTGGAAGCAGGTCGAGTCCGAGATGCCGAAGACGCCGTTCGTGAAGTAGCGCTTGTAGATCTGACGAAGCACTTCGGAAGTGACGGCTCTGTCGAGCTGAGGCCAGCCATGCTCGTCATACGATAGCTTTGAAGTAAAAGGGAAAGCATTTAATTTGTGCATGTTCATCATCTCCTTGCTTTAGTGTAGACAGTCGGCACCTTGTCGCCGAACTGCAGCGTGATTTTGTGCTGTCCTTCCTTGAACACTTCGGCCACTTCGGTGATCCTCACCGTGTAGGCCTCCGCGATCGAGTCCAGGACGATGTCGCACTTGTCTCCGAGGTCATAGTCGACGCGGTACGTCAGGCCGCGGTCGATGGTGTCGAACTTCACGTTCGTGATGTCCTTGTAGTTCATCAGTGCCTCATAGCCGGCCTGCGCCAGCTGCGCCTCGTACTCTGCCCGCGTCTGCTTGCTCAAGTCGAGGATCGTGCCGGTCTGGTCAACATAAAGGACCTGACGATAGACAGAAGGGTCAGCTCTCAGATCCACGTCCACCTCGATCTGGTTGCCTTCCTCGTACTGTCCGTTCCCGATCACGACCGCGTAGTTCTTGAAGTTCGAGCTGTCGATCGTGATGACCTCGTTCTGGAGGTTCCTGAAGGACTCGGAGAAGGTCACGAAGCTGTTCGTGTTCTGGTCCTGCGTTCTGTCTTTGCCCTGCCACACCACGAAGCTCATGGTGTTGGCCTGGTAGTCATAAATACACCGGAGCGAGAGCTCCTGCGTCTTTAACATTTCATAGAGTACAGTCGCGAGGCCCTTGCCGGTGCTCTGCTTGGTGATCGTTGTCCCCAGCTTCGGGTTGTTGATCGGGCCGAGCTGCAGCAGCGGGATGTCTTCCTTGTAGGTGCTCACGATGGCCCTCGCCAGGTCTTCGATGTTGCCGGAGCGATCGAAGCGCGGGAAGGTGATCTTGTCGTTGAGCTTGTACTCGTAGAAGAAGCCGCTCAGCTGCATGACCTCGCCGTCGTAGCCGTCGGCGTACTCTCTTTTCTGTATGATGCCGACCTCTGGCCGGTCTTTGGTGTACAAGTACACCGCGTCGCTGACGTACTCGCTCGCCGGGAGCTGAACGGAGAACTCTCCGGGCTCATAGTAGCGGCGCGTCCACTGCAAGTTGATGTACTTGATGTACTTGATGATGCCGAAGCTGGCATCCATAAAAGCTAAATTCACACCACCACCTCCTTATAAGCCCAGGAAGAGCTTGTTGAAGTAGAGGAAGACGTGCATGTGGCTGTCGCCGTCGTCTGCCTCGAAGCCGAAGGTGCTGGAGCCCATTCCCAGACCCATGTCAGTGAAGGTGCTGGCTCTGTCGATGTAGTGGATCCAGTTCTGGCCGTTCTTCTTGATGGTGCAGTTCTCGAAGTCGATCTCGACCACGTCGCCCTCGTCGAAGGTGTCCAGGATCCGGACGAAGTAGTCGTCCTTGTAGATCTTCGGGTTGACTGTCGTGCCGTTGAAGCTGATCGTCACCCTCGGGTATGTCATCGTGTCGCCGTCGTTGTCGATCGTGACCTCCTGGTTGAAGGCGTACAGATCGGCGTAGGCCGGGATGACCGGATCATCGTCGAGGTGGGTCTCGATGTAAGGGAAGCCGAAGCCCGGCTCGATGGACGCGATGTCCTGACCGAAGTCGTCCACGCTCTTCATGAAGCCGTCCTTGCAGTAGAACTTGACCACCATCTGCATCGGTCTGTATATGTTCTCAGATGGACAGCTGAAGCCCTGAAGCTCCGCGTCGAGCCATCTGGTCACGCCCAGGTAGGTGACGTACAACTTGAAGCTGTACTTCGGGTTGAAGAAGCTGATCGCCTCCGTTCGGTTGGCCAGGTTGTGCTTCGGGTTGACCGATCTGGCCGTCACCTGGACGTCTCTGTCGTTTACTCGCTTACCTGAGAGCAGCGCACCGTCTCCGATGGCGTTCTTCTCAGAGAAGAGCGAGAACGACGGGAAGTCTATGCCTTTTAGGCCGTCCGAGGGGATCTTCCACTCCCCGGCTCCGATGGTGTAGTTCTTGCCATCGGAGCGGACGACCCTGATGAGTACTAAATTTGCCATAATCAGATACCTCCTGCGAGTCCGAACGTCATCGTGTTCTGGACTTTTCTCCGGATAGCATCCGGGCTGGTCTGTGTGTCGTAGAAGTTGAAGGTCTGGCCTCTTGAGATACCGCCGTTCAGGCTTCCAGTGTTGGCCGCTACGGTTGCGAAGGAGTTGTTGACTGCTGCGCCGAAGGCACTGCCGTCCATGAGCTCCTCAGCTCCTTCATCGAAGCCGGCCACGCACATCTCGCCGAGGTAGCGGAACTTCTTAGAAGGCGAAGAGATACCCAGCGCACTCTTCGCAGAGTCGAAGAGGCTCTTCGCAAGTCCGCCGACCTTTTCCTTCAGCCAGTCCCATCCTGCAGAGATACCGTTCCAGATACCGTCGACGATGTTCTTGCCGATACTCTTGGCCGTGTCGACTACGCTGGAGAGCATCCCGCTGATGCCGTCCTTGAGCTTTGTCATGAGGTTGCCGCCGACCTGCTTGATGCTCTCGAAGAAGCTCTTGATGCCGTCGATGGCTGCGCTGATGACCGCCTTGGCTGCTCCGACCACCGCGCTGAGCATGTTGTTGATGCCCTGCTTGATGTTGTCCATCAGCTTCTGGCCTGCGCTCAGGAAGCTCTGCACGAAGTTTAGGATCGCGTTGAGCACTGCCTGGATCACTGCCTGGCCTGCTCCGACCACCGCGCTGAGCATGTTCATAATACCGGTTTTTACATTCTCGAGAAGTTTCTGGCCTGCTGCCAGGAACGACTGCACGAAGTTGATGATGGCAGTGAGCACGGCGTTGATGACTGCCTGGCCTGCTGCCACGAGGTTCGAGAGCATGTTCATGATGCCCTCTTTTAGCTTGTCCATGAGCTTCCCACCGCTCTCGGAGAACATCTCCTTGAGATCCATGAAGCCCTGGATGAGTGCGTTCACGATCTGAGGCACGGCCTTCACGAGTGCCACGATGATCTGCGGAAGTGCCTCGATCAATGCCACGAAGAGCTTGATGCCGCACTCTATGAGGAGCGGGATCGCTGCGATCAGGGCGTTGATGATGCCGGTGATCAGATCCGGGAGCTTCTCGATGATCTGAGGGATCGCCTCCACCAGTCCGGTCACGAGTCCCAGGAAGAGAGTGATCGCCGCCTGGATGAGCATCGGAAGGTTGTCGATCAGCGTGTCCACGATCTGAAGAACCACGTCTATGATGGCCGGGATGAGCTCCGGAAGTGCCTCGGCTATTCCCTGCGCCAGTGTCATGATCATCTGAAGAGCACACTCCACGAGCATCGGAAGGTTCTCGATCACTGCATCAGTGAGACCCTTGACGATCTGCATCGCTGCCTGGAGCAGTTGCGGGAGTGCCTTGATCAATCCGTCGATCAGTTTGTTGATGATCTTCATGCCGGTGTCGATCAGCTTCGGAAGGTTCTCGATGATGGCATCCGCCAGGCTCATGATGATCTCGCCACCGACTTCTACTATGTCCGGAAGCATGTCCATGAGCTTCTGACTGAGCTCGTCCACTCCTTCGCTGATCTTCTTCAGGCCTGCCTCTTTATCGCCTGAGAACAGAAGCGTGAGTCCGTCCATCGCCTTGGTGACTGCAGGAAGGAGCTCCGCAGAGAGCCCTCTCTTCAGTCCGGCGAAGGCCGTCTGCATGTTCTGAAGACTGTCCTGGAAGGCAGCGGCCGCCTTGACCGCATCCTCCGACATAACGCCGCCCAGGTCGTGGACCTGCTGGCGCATCTCTTCAGTGTCTTCTGCGCTTGTATTTAATAGTGCGCCCAGTTCTGTCGCACCTTTTCCGAGCAGTGCCGACGCGATGGCCGTCCTCTCGGTGCCTTCCTCCATGTCCTGGAGTCTGCTGATCGTCAGAGCGAACAGATCCTCCTGGGAGAGAGTTGCAAGCTGCTCCTGGGAGATCCCCAGCTTCTCGAACTCTTCCTTGCCGTCCTGGGCCGCGTTGGCCAGTGTCTTCATGGAAGGCTTCAGCGCCTCGATCGAGGTGCCGCAGTGCTGCATGATGAAGTCCCACTCCTGATATGCGTCAGTGGAGAGGCCCATCTTCTGGGACATTTTGTCAATGTTGTCACCATAGGCTGCCGTCTGGCTCACGCCGTCGGCGATCGCTTTGGTCGTACCGATGGCCGCAGTCGTTACGGCTGCGAAGCCTGCCGCCGCTACGCCGAGGCCAGCTTTTGCGACGGATCCGATGCCGGAGAGTCCGGTCGATAGCCCGCTGGTGTCGAGTTTTGTGTCAAATAATAGAGAACCGTCAGCCCTTAGCCCTCACCTCCTTGTCATTTTTATGAGAAGGCGGCGTTGAAAGCCTCAAGCTCAGCCTCCTCTTCTTCGGAAAGCGGTCGCTCGATGGCCCACGCCTCCCTCATTTCTTCATACGGGTCGATGTCTTTGTCTGTCTGCTTCTGGTAGCATCTGTACCCCATGACCTCGTCGAGCTTCGTGCCTCTCAGGCCGTTGAGCATCGCGAGGAACTTGTGCCAGTGAAGCTCTGGCACGTCGATCAAGTCCACGCCGTACTGTTGCAAGAACGCGGCGTAGATCAGGTCGCTGTCTATCTTGAAGTCGAGCAGGATGACGTCCGAGCTCGTGCCTCGCACTGGTCTCGGAAGAACGTGCTCCGGTCTTGCGAAGGCAAGCAGATCACGCACATCGCACCGGCTCGGCGCTTCATTCTTGAATAAATAACTGACCGGGATGAGGTCGCCACGGCGCTCCCTCAGGGAGATCTCGAACTGCATCCACACACGGAAGTCCGTGTATATAGAATAAGCCCTGCCTTGCACTGTGATCGTGTTCGGCAGGGTCTTCTTCGTTAGGTCAATCATTTTTTAACCGGAGCCGCTGCCTGCATAGCGCTCACGGACTTGGCCGCCTCGGCCAGAGCCGTGATCTGGTCAAGAGGCAAGCTCTCCAGGTCTGCTCTGTTCGCGTTCATGCTGTACTCCTGGAGCGGCTTGTTGTAGGCGTCCACGATCTTCCTGAAGGTGAGGGTGATGTCGTTGAGATCAACCTCTTCAACCTTGCAGGAGCCGATGGCTTCCTTCACATTCTCCGCGCCGAGCACTTCAACGACGCAGTCCAGGACGACCTTGTACTTCTCACGGGTGGAGAGTCCGGCCATCTGGTCAACGCCTGCTGCGTTGTCGAGCTTCTCTGTGATCGCGAGCGTCTTCGCCGGCAGATCGTAGCTGTGGTTGTGTAAAATAACTGTGTAGATCATTGTGTTCTCCTTCTTTTTGCTTGGTTTTTAGACTGTAGGTGTGAACTCAGGCACGCCGTCGGTCACTGTTGCAGTGCCGCGGGAGATAGTTCCGCCGAAGTTGAGGTCGAAGAGGATCTTCTCGTCGACTGTGTTGAGATCCTTGAGGACCATAGTCGCAGTAGATCTCCATGCCTTGTAAGGTGATGCAGCGCCAGCGAAGACGATGAGCACGTCCTCCTTGACTTCCTCACCGGTAGGCAGGTTGTAGAACTTGTCGTAGATGTAGTCGAAGGCATCGTCGCCTGCGTTTGTCTGCAGCTCCTGAGGGAGTGTAGGCTTGTAGTAGGTGATGTCGTCGGTCGGCATCTCGTCCTCGATGAAGTCACTGGTCACAACGTTGGCGTTGAGAGTGAGGTCGAAGATGGTCGACTTGCCGATGCGGGCCCATGTAGGCGCTGCCGCTGTCCCGATGTTGATGAACGGGATGGTCTTGTGCTTTTTGAGTCTGGTTAAATCTGACATGTGTTTATACCTCTCTTTCTCGTGTATAAGTGATCGCCAGGGACATCTGGTACAAGGTGTCGGAGGAGCTTGCCTCCATCGGGTACGGGATGCCCGTCAATTCGATCTTGTTGATTTTTCGATTGCCGTCCAGTGCCGGGTAGGCGTACTCGAACGGGAAGTCGTCGGCCCAGTAGGCCAGATCCTCGAGCCATGCGTCCGAGTCTTTTCTGTCCTCCTCGCTGACTGATGCCTGGCGAGCGTAGAACTGATAGAACTCTGTGATCTCATAGCTTCCGTTGTTGTACTCCTTCGTCGTCCTGGTTGGCGACTTGAACAGTCCGAACTGGTCGGAGCCGTCCTTGATGTGGTTGGTGTCTACTTCCATCGCTTCGTAGAACGAGAGCCAGGAAGCGACTGCTGCAGATATTGTCATGACTTTGCTCCTGCGAGTTTTCTCGCGCCGTCAAGGATCTTGTCCTTGCCGCCTTCTTGCTTGATCGCACGCTCGAACCAGTAATTGCCACGCCGTGGCGCTTCCTGGAAGTTCGCCGGCATGTAATACCAGCGCCGAGCGTATGGTGTTCTGTACTTTACCTCACCGGAGCCGACCACCGTGTTGATGATGCCGCTCTGGATCAGAGTGCCCTGATCGAACGGAACGTACGGCTCGCAGTAGCGAAGGACCTCGCTGTCGATGAAGCGCTGGACCTCACCGTTCGCAGAGAGACCTCTGGACTGCATGATCTTGTCCGGATCCACTTCGACACTTTTCAATGTGAACATGTTAGGCATCAGTACACCACCACCTTGACATTCTTGAGCAGGTCGCGGTTCGAGTTGTCGTTGACGCTCCGGATGATGCCGCTCTTCGGATGCGCCTGGAGAAGATCGGAGAGCCTTGAGCCTCTCACGGTGGTCACTTCATCAGTGAGCTCGCCGAAGAAGATGGCGTCCTCTTCTGTGTACGTCGAAAAGTCGACCTGACTGAGCACTTCCTCCGGGAAGGTGATGTTCGCACTCTTGGAGAGTGTCAACCTTCCGGTCATCATGCTCTTGTCCGTAACGTCTGACCACTGCACGCCCTTGACGACCGTGCGCAGTGTCGTCCCGTTCGCCTGCTTCTGGTAAATTGTTACTGTATCATTGAATAATCCCATCAGTACGCCCTCACGAGTCCGGTCCCGGACAGCCAGGCGCGGATGTTCTTCCCCAGCTCCTCGTCGGCCTGCGACTGCGTCTGCAGCACATAGCTCTCAGAGTAGCCGTCGTTCGATACGGAAGCGACTCCGCGGCCCTGAGCCTTCGGAGCTTCTGCGCGGTAGTTGATCACCTTGCAGATGCAGTCCTTCAGCTGGTCGCCGTAGATCTCGTCCTCAAGGTGCTGAAGGTTGAGCTCGCTCCAGTGGATGAGCCCCACGACCTTGATGACTTCCTTCTCTGCCAGTGCTTCTGCTGTCTCGAACTGGTCCTCTGTTACAACTGAATAAAGGGAGCTGTAATACTCCCACGATACAAGTGCGGCCATATTAGCGCTCCCTCCTTGTTACTTTTTCTTGGTTGCCGCCTTCTTGGCGGGCTTCTTTTCTTCCTTGGCAGCAGGCTCTTCCGGCTCTTCTGCTTCGGGTTCCTTTTCTTCGGCTTCCTCCACTGCCTCAGGCTCTTCAACTAAAACCGGAGCAGGCTCTTCAGCCTGCTCCTGCTTAACTTCTTTAACCTTGGCAGCAGGATCAATCCATCCGATTGTTCTGCTCATAGGCTCCCTCCTTACGCGTTCTTGTGGAGGTAGATACCCTTCACCTTGTTGTCGTAGCCGTCAGCGATGGACACGTTTCTGTAGCCGAACTTCCACGCGTCAGCGTCCTGGTTCTGCTCAGGTGTCACGATCTTAGGAACGACATGCTTCTCGAACTGGATGACTGCAGGCTTGTGGATGATCATGAAGTTGATGTCCTTTGCGCCCGTAGCCTTAGCATAGCCGCCAGCCTCTTCGCCGGATGTCTTGCCGTCGAGCTGGTCGATAGCTGTGTAGAAGCGGCTCTGAGGAACCTTAACTACACCAGCGAACGATGCGAGGACTTCCTTGCTCTTAGTAGTGTCGAGATCTCTGACAAGGCCTAAAAGAGTAGGAGTGATGAAGAGGTAACGCTCAGAAGCAGGAACCTCATCGTTGTCCATGCCGTCAGCTGCAGCGGAGATCGCTGCGATTACATCTGCACCAGTTGAAAGAGCTGCTGCAGTAGTTGTGCTGATGCCGGAAAGTCCAGCGTAAGCTGCAAAACGGAAAGCGTCGAGCTCAGGTACTACCTTTGTGCGGATGAACTCGCCAGCGAGTCTTCCGAAGGCCACGCCTGCGGTCTCGATGTTGTCCATGCTGTCGACTGTGAACATGCGGCCTCTGTCGAAGTTGCACTTCACTGTCTCCATCTGGAGAGTCACATCGCCCTGAACATATCCGCCGCTCTTGGAGTAGTCTCCGAGGCCGTCCATGCTCATCTTAGGGATGAGGAGCTCGTTTGCGTTTGCGCCCTGCTGCACGAGATCGTTCGCGCCGTCGAGGACTGCTGTGAGTGATGCGTTCTTATATACTTCATCGAGAACGCCTGAGATGTACTGCTTGAATAATGCGATGCTATTTGCCATTGTTATTTCCTCCGTTGTTATTCTGGTTTACGGGGAGGCCTGCGGCTGCCCTGATCGAGTCGAGGAAGCTGTCGCCACTTGTGCCTCCAGTCACTTTTCCGATGGCTCCGATCTTGCCGACCGGCGCCGGCTGGTCTTCGCCGAAGAGCATCTTGCTGTCCTCCGCCTCTGTCAATTTCTTGATAGCGGCAACGACGTCCGCCTTCTGGTTCTTGGAAGCCTTGAGGGTGTCCACATCGAGCAGTGCTTTGATGGCCTTGGCGTTCTTACCATGGGCCGCTGCGATGGCGTCCTTGACGATGTCGTCGAAGTCGCGATCCGCGAGCTGCGCGTTGTAGCTCTTGTCCTTCTCTTCCAGTTGCTTCTTGAGGTCTGCGATCTCGCTGTTGAGCTTGTCCGCATCCACGTCCTTGAACTTGTCCAGGCTCTCTGTGAGGGTCTTGACCTTGTCCTCGGCCGCTGCGAGCTTGTCCTTCTGCTTGTCGTAGTCCACGGCGGTCTTGTAGTTCTCCTTGACCTCTTTGTCGATTGCTGCCAGCTGTTCAGCAGTCACTTCAAGGCCTGCTTCCTTCAAGATAGTTTCGATGTTCTTCATTGTTTCATTCCTCCTAAAATGATTTATTAACCGGACTTTCTCCGGTGGGAAATAGCAGGGGCGGGAGTTGAACCCGCGACCTCCTGGAAAGGAACCAGGCGCGCTTCCGGACTGCGCCACCCTGCGATATAAGCCCCGGATCGTCGGACTAAGCAACGACCCGAAGCCTATTATCTTTTGGTCGGATCCCGACTTCGTTGCTGAAGCGGTGATACTCCGACGTTTTTGCTCTGATCTTGCGATCTACTTCCTGGCGATCCTCAGCGGTCGCCACATACTCCTCACGCTTGAGGGCCCTGATCTCTCGCTCCATCGCTCTCTGCTCCTGCGTGGCCTTGTAGTAGTCGTACTCCTTGCCGTCGACTTCCACGGGCTCATACTCAGGAAGGGGCTCCGGGATCTCGCTGATCCCTTCCCAGTACGGATAGAACGTGTGCCTGCAGTTGACTCCGCAGATGCCGGCCGGGTCTCCGTAGCCGGCGCCCTCTCCGCCGTCACATGGCAGCGGGTCATCGAAGGCCGGGTACTTGTCCGACTTGCCTGACATCGAGAAGACCTGGTTCTCAACGTCGGCGTGCTCTTCACGAGCTCCTTCGTGCTGTGAGACGATCACGAGATCGACTCCGGACTCTTTGCAGTTGGCCTCTGTGATCCTTCCGGCCATCTGGTTCATGGATGTCCTCACGCACATCCGCGCGGAGGTGTCGAGCTGGTAGCTCCTGCCGCTCGCGTAGTCAATCGAGCGGAGCCCGGAGTGGGCCATCTCCCTCACGACCTTGTTGCAGGCCTCGTCGAAGGAGAAGGAGCCGGTGGACACTTCCAGGAGCGCTGTGTCGAGTGCTCTCTGGTAGGCCTGCTTGACTCCGGTGGTGCCGAGCGCCGTGCCCTTGAAGCCCGTCGTCCGGGTGAGGTTCTTGAGCTGTCCGTTCAGATCCTTCTGGAAGGAGTTGATGATCTGCGACATGCCTGAGGGCTTGCTGAGGTCTTGCCCCGCGAGCTCCCACATGCTCAAGTCGTTGTTGTATGCCATCATGCCCGCGTCAGCGACGAGCTTGTTGCCTGCTGCCTTCGCTTCGCGGGTGGTCTGCTTGATGATCTCAGTGACCTCGGCCTTGTATGCCTTCGTGTTCTCGGCCACTTCTTTGATGTATGCCGGATCCGCCTGCAGGATCCTCATGACCTCGGCGTAGATCTGAGCAGTGGAGAAGCCCTGCTCGTGCATGTCGCGGGCCATGATCTCAGCGGTCTCTGTCAGTCTTCCGGTCTTGCGGACTCTGCGGGCTATGTCCTGCAGCACGTCCTTCTCCATGTTCTGATATAGGCCGACGAGGTACTTGTCCGCCAGCTTCTCGATCTGTTCATCCGTCAATGCCATGCTTTAGTCCTCCGGTTCATCATCTGCATCAGGATCTTCGCCGTTGATGTAGCTGATCGCCTCCTCGCGTTCGCAGTTGAGGACCTCCATGACGTACTGGATCGTGAACTCCTTCACCTCAGGGAAGGAGAGAGCGTCCGCTCTCATGCGCTCCAGCTTGCTGTTCTTGTCTTCGATGTAGCTGTCATCGAACTCGACGCAGATCTCCTCGTCAAGCTCCCAGGTGGTTCCCTGGAAGGTGTTCGAGAACCAGATGATCGCCTCGACCAGTCCTTCGATGTAGTCGATGGCTTCCTGCCTCTGCTTGTTGAGCTCCTGCATCTCGTCCTGGCGCTCCCCGATGTACTGGGTCGCCGTCTGGATCTGAGCGTTCTCGAACGTGTATTTCTTCGTGCCGTAGCCGAACATCATGGAGAGCAGTGAGAGCGCGAGCTCCATGGCTTCCTTGATCTGTCCGGTGCGGATCTCCGGGTTGTATTCCTGGATGAGGCTCTTCTGATCCGGGAGCTTCTCGCCCAGAAGGATGAAGAGCTTCTTCTGCTCCGCTGTCATGACCGGCTTGCCTTCGTCGTTCTTCTTGATGGTGGCCAGCAGTTCATTGATCAGCAGGAGCTTGTCGCCTTTGCTGAGGTCTCCGTTCAGGATGTTCCAGCACAAGTCGACGATCTTCAGCGCCGGGATGGCGTTGTATAACTTCGGCAGGCCATAGCCTTCCATGTCGTCCAGGTTGTTGACCTCTGCGGTCCTCATGATCGAGAACGGCTTGACGTCTCCGAGCTGGAGGATGACGTGGCGGTCTGCGATCTCGCGGTTGTTCTCGTCGAAGACGAAGGTCTCCGCTGTGTACAGTCCCTTCTCGTCACGCTGGAAGACCACAAGGGTCTGCTCGTTCTTGCCTCTTACAAGGTCAGAGCCGACGAAGGCGCACTCGATGATCTCGTCGTTCTCGACGGTCAACGGTACGATGCCGGCTGCGTTGATGTAGTTGATGCGGATGTCTCCGCCCGTCACGCTGCCATTGTCGAGCAGTGTGGCGTTGTCCAGTCTTATGTAGGCGCCCACCGTGCCGGATGCAGCCAGTCGTTCGAGCTGCTTGCGGTACATAACGCCGAAGCGGTTCTCGTCCAGGATCTCCTGAACGCCGTCGAACTTGTTCTCGCTCTCGCCTGCGTTGATCTCGACGATCTCGCAGAGGTTCGCATCATCCGCGCAGCATCTCTTCGCGAAGTTGAGCTTCTCCAGCTTCACCTCCTGGTCGTTGAGGTTCTTGCGAGTGTGGAACTCGCTCTCCTCGTTGGTGTACCACTGGTCGCACTCTTCGATGATGTTCTGGGCGTTCTGGTTATAGGTGAAGCCCAGCTGTTTGAGTTTTTCGATGGCCGCTGTGACCTTCTGTCTGTCATCCATTCGATCGGGCCCTCCTTAATTTGCTAAATCAATATACTCGACGAAGTCCAGGAAGCAGTAGCAGTTTGCATCATACCAGTCGTTGATGTTGCCGATGTTCTTGTCCTCCGGTCTGTCCGGATCCTTGGGATCCCATACCAGAGAAGAGAACGCCCTGATCGTATTCTCGCAGCGCTTGTTTACCTTTAAGCGCCCGGAGTTGAACAGTCTCGAGAGCGTCTTCGGTCTGTCCTTTACTTCGTTCTTCCTGCATCCCGATATATTCCGCTTTGGAAGTCCGGCCGCTTCGGCTGTCGCCCTTAATGAGTTGATCATCGTAGAGCTGGCAGAGTCCGGGAAGATCCAATCTACCCGGCCGTACTTCTTGAGCACTGACTTGTAGAAGTCAAGCCAAGCTCTGCAGATATCGTCTGCATTTATGTCATCGGTGAGCGGAAGACCGCCCTCCTCTAAGACCTTAAACTCGTGATACTTACCGAAGTATCCCCACAGCGCGAAGGTCGTCTCTGATCCGTTACCTCCGAAGTCCACGCCCATGACGATCTTACTCATCGGCAGCAGGACCGGGTTACCCTTCTGGTCGATCTTGACCAGTCCGTCCTTGTTCTTCTCATAGAGCTCGTCGTCTGTGAAGGTGTAGGCCTCAGGGTTATCCGCAAAGAAGCGGAAGACCAGGCCCTCAGCTCTCGCCCACTTGCCGAGGATATAACGGTCATAGTAGACGGTGCCGGCGTACTCCTTACAGAGCTCATCTACGAAGCCCTTAGGGAGATACGGGTTATCATATATCGTGTATTCCTGCAGATAGACGTCTGCGTCTGACTCCAGGAACTTCTTCATCCAGTGCTCCGGATCTGCCGGGTTACAAGTACCATCGAAGCAGCTCCGCTCTGTCCTTAATCTGGACTTAAGCATCTCAAACACTTCCTGCGACCAGGTTGTGATCTCATCGCCGTAGCAGTACTCGATCGTCGCGCCCTGGATCCTGGCCACCTGGTTAACCTTATCGGCTCCCAGGCAGTAGACTCTCTTACCGAAGAGGTCCGCAGTGTTGTCGCTCTTTATCATGCCGACCATATCCGGGCCGTAGATCGCTCGCATCGGGTCCAGGATGTTCCTGGCCAGTGTGCCACGTGTGTTGCCGATCATGACGATCAGGCCGTCGCCCGTGCAGGATCTTATCCGGTACGGAAGCATGAAGTTATAATCAAGCCATGACTTTCCGGAGCCGGTCGCTCCGGTCTTTATATTCCAGCGATGCTTTGAGCGCTTGATATATTCTCTCTGCATCTTTGAGATCGGGCTACTCATCCGGATCCTCTGCGCGGACCTTCTCGATAGTTGCCACCATCTCGTCGAGCTTAGCCAGCTGCGTCTCATCTACGAAGCTGACCTTATCGCGCCACTGTTTAGGCTTCCGGTTCTTTAACCAGAAGATCTGAGCGGTCACATCGCCCATCTTGGCCTTTTTGAAGAGTGCGTTCTCGACCTCATAGTCGGCTACGTCCTTCGATCTTTTTAAGGCCTCCGAAAATTCCGCGTGCTTAAGCTTCCAGTCGTAAAAGGTGGACTGCTGGATGCCTATATTTTTAGCTATTTGCACGTCAGTAAGACCGTCACGAGCCCATCCTTCCACCAGGACGAGACCCTTACGGTCTACAAAGTCGTCGTATTTACTTTTACGGCCGACTTTTGCCATGCTACTCGCTCCAATCTAAGCCGTAACGATCGATTATCTCGTTAAACTCCTCCACATCATGCGGCACGACCTTATAGGTCGGCTCTGCGTTCATGTTGACGCCACAGTGCAGAAGCTCGTGGTGCAGCAGGATCCTGATCTGCTGACTCGTAAAATCGATCACGTTCGGCTCATACACAGTTATTAGAAAATCATACGGGATAAAAGCCTTGTATCGATCGGGTACTCTCTCACACTGTCCGAAGACCGTCTTGCCGTTCGATACCTTCGCCTTGTTGGAAGACATAAAGCCGATCGAGACCTCTGTCTCCCTGATCCAGTTAAGGCTTTTCTCTGCCTGGATAAGCTCCGCCCCTATGCGGGCATAATCGTCATTTTGTTCGCATATCTCCCGCATATAGACCTCCGTATGCACAAAAGGAGAAGCGCCTCCGCTCCTCCTCTCATAGTTCTACTCACTACCAAAATACCATTTTTAGTATGTCATGTCAAGTTTAAGTTAACATAAACACTATATATTGTACTCTTTAAGTTTATCCACAGCCGACTTGTGGATTCTGTGGACAGTTCTCTCCGATCTGTGGACAGCTCTGGCCACGTCGTCCCACTTTAGGCCGTCGATATGTCTCAGCTTGACGATCCGGGTCTCCTGATCATCAAGATACTGATCACATAGCCCTGCGATCTCACGCCTGGAAGATCTCAGCTGATCCTTGAGATAGTCGATATCACTATCCAGGTCATCGATCTGGGCCATTATGTCGCTCATCTTATCCTGGGGAGTTGTCTGCACCTTGTCCTTGTCGTAACGTATGGCGCCGGGATATAGAGACATCAGAAGCTGCAGCCTTGTCTCCCTCTTTAGTTGTATCTGCTTCCGGATCTCGCCCGGTCTCCCCAAAAATACGTATACGTCCATGCTATCCTCCCGTCAGTGCTTTATCATATCCCCGAACTCCATGATGATCTTATCGCTCGCCTGCGCGAAGCCATACTCTCGCTGACAGCCAAGTGACTGCTGCCATCCTGGGAGAAGTATAAGCACGTCAGACATCGATAAGAGCTCTAAGTCTATCCTCATGTACTCGTCCCAGCTCGTGGACTCCGGAGATAATACCCCGATAAGCTCCGCCGGGTTGACTATGTCCGTTATGCCGTCAGCTCTCAGAGCCTTCTCCGCCTTCTTAAATCTCTCACGATAATCATCTACCCCAGTTATGGGCCCGCTTAGATATAGCCTCATTCTGACCTCCTCCGATCTTTTAGTATGTTTATCAGTGCGCTCTGCGTCATGTCCTTCTTGCCAAGGCTCGCTACTACCTGCTCGTCTACTGTTCCCTTGGCGATCAGGTGGTAGACCATAACCGGGTACTTCTGACCCTGACGCTGGAGTCTTGCCACCGCCTGGAGATACTGCTCCAGGCTCCAGGGTAGCCCGTACCATGCCATTATGTGGCCGCCGTCCTGCAGATTTAGGCCATAGCCCGCGCTTGCCGGATGCGCTAAGAGTATTTTTATCTTGCCCTTGTTCCATTCCTCGATGGTGCTGTCGTTCTCCAGAAGCTTCGCTTCATGGAAGCGGCTCAGGATCGCGTCCTTATCTGCCTGGAAATTGTAATAAACCAGGACCGGGCTCTCCGCCGCCTCCAAGATCTCGCCCAGGGCGTCAAGCTTTGCCTCGTGGATGTGTCTCGGGTTATGTGCTTCGTCGTATATGAACCCGTTGGCCATCTGCAGGAGCTTCGACATGACTGCGGCTGCATCCAGCGCCGCGATCTCTTCGCCCTCAAGCTCTATGAGGCTCTCCTTCTCCATCTCCTTGTAGGCTTTTAGGCCCTTCTCGTCCAGGCTTACCTCTATCGTGCTCTCCACTTTGTCCGGAAGAGTCAGATAGTCCTCGGCCTTCATGCTGACCGTTATGTCCGCGATCCTCTTCGTGATGGCCTCCAGCGCTCCGCGCCTCGGCTCCCACTTATATGTCACGTAGCCGTTACCGTATCCCGGTCTGAACCAGTTACCTCTGTAGGCTGTAAGTGTCCGGCCAAGTCTCTCGCCTCTGTCCAGCAGATACATCTCAGCCCACAGATCCATGAGACTGTTGGCCGCCGGTGTGCCGGTCAGCCCCACGATCCTATCGATCGCCGGCCTCATCCTCCTCAGAGCTTTGAACCTCTTCGCCTGGTTGTTCTTAAAGCTACTAAGCTCATCGATCACGACCATATCGAAGGGCCACTTCATCCGGTTCTCTTCCAGGTACTCCACAAGCCAGACCACATTCTCGCGGTTGATCACGTAGATATCCGCCTGGGCCTTTAGAGCTCTGATCCTATCCGCTGCAGATCCTAAGATCTTGGAGATCTTAAGGTGCTTAAGATGGTCCCACTTATTCGACTCACGGCTCCAGGTATCCTCCGCTACCCTTAGCGGTGCTATCACTAAGACCCGGGAGACCTCGAAGGAGTCGTTCATCAGCTCATCGATGGCCGTAAGTGTGATCACGGTCTTACCCAGGCCCATCTCCAAAAAGAGACCTGCTGCCTCATGTTCCCGGATAAAACTTACAGCCCGCTTCTGATAATCGTGCGGTATGAACTTCATCGTCTCCTCCTATCATCCTCAAAAATGTCCTCACGTCTCCGGATCCCCACAGCGCCCAGGTCTCGCACCCCAGTCGCGTAAGCGTCCTCATCTGGATCTTCTGCCTGCCGGAGAGTCTACCTACTTCCGTCTTAAGTTCCACGAAGTACACCCGCCCGCCCGGCATCACTATGATCCGATCCGGCACTCCGTCATTCCCGGGTGATACGAACTTGAACGCCTTACCTCCAAGCTTCCGAACACCCTCGACCAGGATCTTCTCTATATCCCTCTCTCTCATTTTTCACCTCGCTGTTACTAGCGCGCGCACGCGCGTATATATGTGTATATATGTGTTTTTATGTGCCTATAACATATAAAATTAACATTTATAAAAAACCTAGTAACAAGTAACAGAACGCTAACGCGCCCTTATTTTATGCGGTTTTCGGCTGTTACTACGTTTTTGTTACTAATTTGCTAGTAACAGAAGCCCTCTGTTACTAGCCTCTTTTTGTTACTGGCTTTTCGGGTGCCTGGTAGCACCTTTGTAAGCCGTAGATCTTTATGCGCTTCGCGTTTCCGGATCTCTTCCAGCCGAGCTGTAAAAGGATCCTCGCGATGTCGTCGGAGTCTGCTCTCTTCTTGGCAGCAGGCGACATTTTGAAGCACTCCGCCCAGATCTCCATCACGCTGACCTCTGTACGCTTGACGGTTCCCACGCTGGCGCTGTCGTCCATAAAGAAGCGGCGCTCTGTGAGATCCTTGTCGTCCCAGTCTTCCGGGAGAAGCTTCTCGAGGTATTCGGAGACAAGTCCGAGACGTTCGTCCTGCTCCAGTGCCCTGATCTGCTTAGAGGTTGCGATCTTATCAAGATCCTCGTTAAGCACCAGGCTCCTATCATCCAGCTCTTCATAATAGAAGAGAGCCTCCGCCCAGATCTGCGCTACCGCGTCAGGTGTAAGATCCCACGCCTTGAGCTTATGGTTTTCTGAGCAGTCGATCGGCCAGAAGCGACGGTTCCCGGTGATATCCTTAAGGTAGTCGTCCGCGTTGCTGGTTCCGATAAAGACGCAGCCGCGTCTATGCGTGTCGGTTCTGCGGCCGTATGCGGCTCTGTAGCGGTCCTCCGTCCTGCTGACGAAGCTCTTAACGCTCTCGATGTCCATCTTACGCATACCCTTAAGCTCTGAGATCTCGTTTATCCAGGTGCCTTGTATCTTCTCGGCTGCTGTCTTGTCCTTCATGTCCTCGAAGCTTAAGCTATCACTGAACCATGGGCCGCCAAGCTTTGCCACCAGCGTGCTCTTACCTATTCCGCCGGGGCCTGAGAGCACCGGGATGTAGTCGAACTTTACACCGGGGCGCTTCGCCCTGGAGATCGCTGCGATCATCCAGCGCTTCGTTACTTCTCTGGTATAGTCCTCATCCTCAGCTCCTAAGTAGTCTATAAAAAGCGTCTCCATACGCGGAACGCCATCCCACTCCGGCAGGCTCTTAAGATAATCGCGCACCGGATGGAAGGATCTATCTGCAGATACCTGACTGAGCGCGTCGTATATGTCCGTGCGCTTAAAGGTGTTGTATTCTGTGGCCAGATAGATATAAAGAGCTGAGTCGTCTGAGTCCTTCCAGTCTGTGAGCTCCTTCTTCCAGGGCACCGGTGTAGTGATCTCGATAAAGCCAGAGAGTTTATTGAACTTTATACCCTTGAGCCCTTCGTCCATCTTGAGGATCATCAGAAGGTTCTCGATCGTGGTCTCTACAAGCCCCTGCTTATTCCTTGTAAGGTCAAGCTTCCACTCATGTACTGCCGGAGCATCCTCGTCTCCCTCGAAGTCTGAGACAGCTGAGGCCTTACGATCTGCGTCGAAGGTTCTGATACAGTTCTTATCCTGGCGGATAAAGTCGATCATCTCCTTATAGCTCGGCAGGCGTGTCGTCTGAGTGCCCTCGGGAGCATCCTCGTCCATCTGTCCGAACTTGTGGATCCTCACCAGGTCGAACGCGTTGAGGTCCATACCGTGCGCCGGATCCGTGGAGTGGTTCGAGTAGCAGAAGAGCCCATCGTCGTAGATGACCAGGCCCCCGGATGTCGTTCCGGCTGTATAGGTATAGCGGTCTTCCTTGCCCTCTACCGGCGTATATACATCCGGCAAGAACTCCGCGATCGCCTCCGGTACCGTGTAGGTCCTGAGGCGAT